TTGCCCACCGGCCCCGACGATTCAAATCTGGCCATGAACGACGGACGTGTGGGCACAGCCTTGATCCAAGAATATCGCTTCAACCAGTACTGCATGCGCCTGCAACGGGCCATAATGCAGAAGTTGGATGATGAATTCAAGATGTTCCTGCGCTGGAGAGGCTTCAACATTGATGCAGGCCTGTTTACCATAGCCTTTTGTGAACCACAGAACTTTGCGTCATATCGCCAAAGCGAGTTGGATACCACACGCATTGCAGCCTTTACACAGCTGGAGCAAATGCCTTACATGAGCAAACGATTCATGATGAAACGTTATCTGGGACTCAGCGAAGAAGAGATTGTGGAAAACGAACAACTGTGGCAGGAAGAGCGCGACGAACCAGAATTGACCACCACACAAGGTCAAGATCTACGCAGCATAGGCATCACACCTGCGGGTCTGGAAAGCGACCTGGCCATGGGCCAAGAACTGGCCGGAGCTGAACTGGGCGCCGAGGCCGGAGCACCACAGGCTGGAGCTGTACCTACCGCCACTGCACCTGCTGGAGCCGGAGCACCTGCTGCTGGAGCGGCACCTGCTGGCGTGCCCGGTCTTTAATAAATAGCATATCATGATACTCAACGAAATCTACCGGCGTGAGCCCGAGGCCTATCAAGACGTAAGCCAGGACAACAGCCAACCCAGACTGGGCAATCTGCGCAAGACACGCCTGACCCTGCGCCAGCTGAACAAACTGCGCCAGATGCAAGATGTAAGGTCTTATGAGTACAAAGAAAAACTCCGGCAGGTCAAGAAGCAATACGCACCACCAGCTGCCGCTCCGGCACTGTAATAATTCTGTCAAAAACACCCAGTTTTACCCTGCTAAACTGCCAATAATATGAGCAGACATTAAATATCTGACGAGCCATAACCTACGAGGAGATACTATGACATCGAAATTTGAACAGTTGATCGAATATGTGATCAATGATGAAGAGGCGAAAGCCAAAGAACTTTTCCACGACATCGTGGTAGAAAAGTCACGTGAAATCTATGAAAACCTCATGGACGAAGAGCAAGATCTAGAAGAAGCCGAAGATCTTGACGAAGAAAGCACACACGACGAAGACGACAAGGCTGAAAAAGCCGGCCGTAAAGTCACCAAGGACATCGAGTACGACGACAAAAAAGATCGCATGAACGAAGCAGATGCTGAGGGCATGCAAGAAGCTGTTGTGGATGAAATGATGGGCGGAGATGCCAGCGACGACTTGATTGACGATGTTGAAGCCGAAGAAACAGGCATGGCCGAAGCCGACGGCGATGAAGATCTTGAAGATCGCGTGGTTGACCTAGAAGACAAGCTGGACGAACTCATGGCCGAATTCGAAGCACTCATGGGCGATAATGGTGACAGCATAGATGACAAAATGGGCGGCGACGACCTAGAAATGGACGACACAGAAACCGCAGAGTTCAGCAACGGCGAAGAAGAAGAGTCAGATTCGGAAGAAATTGAAATGGGCATGATGGAAGCAGTAAATCTTGCCAAGGCTCCTGCTCCTGTGACTTCTGAACCCGCAGGTACCAACACCAAAGGCCCTATTGCCAGCAACAGCGGTGCAAAAGGTGCAGTAGCAAGTCCTGTTAAAATGACAGGTGACACAGCCCAAGGTCGCCCAGCCCCCAAAGCTGGTGAGTTGATTGGTAAAGTGCAAAACAGTGTGGGCGGCGACAAGAAGTTAAGTCCGGCCACCAAGCCACACCTTGCACAAGCCACTGGTGTAAACACAAAAACGCCGTTTCCCAAGGCGTAATCAGTAGATATGGCTCGATATCTCAGAGAACATCTAAGCTTCACTCAGGCAGGTCTTGAAATCCTGTCTGAGGAAGCCGCGGATGGTACTGGCAAGAATCTCTACCTCAAAGGCATCTGCATAGAAGGTGGTGTACGCAACGCCAACGAACGAGTGTATCCTGTCACAGAAATAGCCAAGGCTGTGGACACAGTCAACGAACAGATCAAGACCGGCCATTCAGTGCTGGGCGAGGTGGATCATCCCGAAGATTTAAAAATAAATCTGGATCGTGTGAGTCACATGATCATGAACATGTGGATGGATGGTGCTGCAGGCTATGGCAAATTAAAAATATTACCCACACCCATGGGCGAGCTGGTTAAAACCATGCTGACCTCGGGCGTGAAACTAGGTGTTAGCAGTCGTGGCAGCGGCAACGTCAACGACGCCAACGGACATGTCAGTGACTTTGAAATTGTCACTGTAGATGTGGTTGCTCAGCCCAGTGCTCCCAACGCATATCCCCAAGCTATCTACGAAGGCCTGTTAAATCATGCCGGCGGAGCTAAATTGTTGGAGATGTTCAAGGACCCGGCTCACAGCAACAAAGCACAGAGCTACGTAAAAACGGAAGTAATGCGTTTCATACGTGGTCTCAAAATCTAGGAGAAATAAGCATGCAAGATGCTATTAAACCGTTACTAGATAGCGAACTGTTAAGTGAAGAAGCTCAGAGAGAAATCACTGAGGCCTGGGAAGCCAGGTTAAACGAAGCCCGTGAACAAGCCCGTGTGGAACTCCGCGAAGAGTTTGCACAACGCTATGAGCATGACAAACAAGTGATGGTAGAAGCCCTGGATCGCATGGTAACAGAAGGTCTCACCGCAGAAGTCCAAGCTGTGCAAGCTGAAAAGCAAGCACTGGCCGAAGACCGCGTCAGATTCCAAGCCCGGATCAAAGAAGATGCTACAAAATTCAACAACTTCATGATCACCAAACTGGCCGAAGAAATCGGAGAACTGCGCCGAGATCGCAAGACACACAACGAAGGTATGGAGAAGTTAGAAAGCTTCGTGGTACATGCTCTTGCACGCGAGATACAAGAATTTGCCGAAGACAAACAAGATGTGGTCAACACAAAAGTGCGTCTGGTGGCCGAAGCTCGCGCCAAGTTGGAACAACTCAAGGCACGTTTCGTCACCGAATCGGCCCAGAAAATGTCCAACGCTGTCAGCCAGCATCTCAAGGCCGAACTAAACCAACTCAAGGAAGACATCCAGATTGCTCGCGAGAACAATTTTGGACGCAGAATCTTTGAAGCCTATGCCACTGAATTTGGTGCCACTCATTTGAATGAGAAGGTCGAAGTGCGCAAACTGCATGACATCATTGCCAGCAAGGATGCCAAGTTGGCCGAAGCCGTCCAGTTCACCGAGAAAGCCAAAGTTCTCGTTGAAAGCAAAGAACGCGAGATCCGCATGATCCGTGAATCCAATCAACGCGACAGCGTGATGGAAGAACTACTGAGTCCCTTGAATCAAGAGAAACAGGAAATCATGAAGAACTTGCTTGAAAGTGTGCAGACAGCTAGACTGAATGCAGCTTTTGAAAAGTATCTACCAGCGGTGCTGGCTGAAGGCACTGTGAAAGCCCGTAAAGTGATCACAGAAACTGTCAGCGTGGCCACTGGCGATAAATCTGCCCGCAGTCCAGATGCAGATCAAGTTGAGCAGACCAGCAACGTGATCGATCTCAAGCGTTTGGCAGGGCTTTAACCCAAGACATAAAAATAAGGAGACTTAAATGTCACAAGAATTATTAGAAGGCCGTTGGGACGAAACCAAAGACGCACTCTTGGAAGGCCTGTCCGGATCCAAGCGTAACTCAATGAGTGTAATCCTGGAAAACACCAAGAAGTACTTGCGTGAAAATGCAAGTTCGGGCTCCACAGTATCTGGCAACGTGGCCACACTTAATCGTGTGATCCTGCCAGTGATACGACGTGTCATGCCCACTGTGATTGCCAACGAGTTGGTTGGTGTACAACCAATGACAGGTCCTGTAGGCCAAATCCACACGCTACGTGTGCGTTATGCCCAGAGCTTGACAGACAGCTCAGCCGCAGCTACCAGTGTCACAGCTGGACAAGAAGCGTTAAGCCCATTCACAATCGCTACAGCGTACTCCACAGTGCCACAGGGTACCAGCACAGCCACTGGCTACACTGGTAACAACACAGCGACCATGGAAGGCACCGGCGGCAAGCAAATTTCCGTACAGATCTTGAAACAGGCTGTTGAAGCTAAAACACGCAAGTTACAGGCTCGTTGGACATTTGAATCTGCACAAGACGCACAGGCCATGCATGGCATTGACGTTGAAGCAGAAATCATGGCTGCTCTGGCACAAGAGATCACAGCTGAGATTGATCAAGAGATTTTATTATCCTTGAGCACCTTGGCTGCCACAGAGTTCACATACAACCAAGCTACTGTGTCTGGTACAGCAACATTTGTTGGTGATGAGCATGCTGCCTTGGCAGTGTTGATCAACCGCGTTGCCAACTTGATCGCTCAGCGTACACGTCGTGGTGCTGGTAACTTTGCTGTGGTAAGCCCTGCAAGTTTGACAGTGTTGCAAAGTGCAACAACGTCGGCTTTTGCTAGAACCACAGAAGGCACATTTGAAGCACCCACAAACACCAAGTTTGTCGGCACATTAAATGGCGCAATGCGTGTGTTCTGCAACAGCTACGCTGCTGACACAGCTTCTGTGTTGGTCGGATACAAAGGCACCAGCGAGGCAGATGCTGCCGCGTTCTATTGCCCATATATTCCGCTCAT